CAAGCCCGAGGACGGCGGCATGTGCGCGCTGGTGGTCGACTGTTGGCAGGAGCACCTGCAGTACCCGGACCTGCGCCCCAAGGTGCTCGACGAATACGAGACGGTGTACGGCGAGGGTAAGAATAAGAAGCGCGTCGACTTGCTGCTGGTGGAGGACAAGAGCGCCGGCATCAGCCTGATCCAGGACCTGCAGCGCGCTGGCGTGCCAGTGCAGGCCTACAATCCGGGCCGGGCCGACAAGATCCAGCGCCTGTCGATCGTGTCCAACATCATCAAGGCCGGGCGTGTCTGGGTGCCCGAGAGCAGCAACAAGCGCGGGTTCGTGCGTGACTGGGCCGAGGGCATGATCAGCCAGATCTGCTCGTTCCCCGAGGGCACGGCACACGACGATTTCGTGGACGCAATGAGCCAGGGCCTGCGCTACCTGCGCGACGCCGGCTGGCTGACGATCGACTACCCCAAGGATTGGCTGGACGAGGACGACTACGCGGACGCCGACAAGACGAGCAACAAGCGACGGGGCAACCCGTACGACCAGTGAGGTCAACACCATGAGGGATTCACGCTATGCCACAAGCCAAGAAGGTCCGTTCTACCGCGTCCGCCCGCGAGCTGTTGAAGGCACTGGAGCGCGACTACAAAGCCTACGAGAAGAAGGTGGGGCGAATCCCGACAATGCACGCGGATCTGCACAACGCGCAGCTTCGAAACCACTTTCGAGCGAAGAGATCCGAGAGCTGATTCGCAGCAAGAACAACGTCGCGCACGAAGCGGCGGATAAATACAGCCGGCAGTTCTTGGGCAAACCCTACGCACAGATGCCCAACACCGAGAGCTCGCTGCAGAAGCAGGGGCCGATTGGGCGCATCCAAACGCTGGCGCACTCAGATGACCCGGCCTACAAGGAGGCGGTGTTCGAGGCATACCGGCGCAAGATGCCCGAGGTGGTGGGCGATGCGCAAGATTACGACGACCTGCGCGCCAGGGCGTATCGGCAGCTCAACCACGAGACCAAGTTGCAGTTTGACTCGTTGCCAGTGAACATGAGCTTTCACCGGGCGGGCGAGGGCGATTACCGCACCAGCAAGGAGATGCTGCACGACGTGCACAACAACCGCCACCTGTCGGTGTTCCAGGGCGGTGACCCGCACGACATGATGTCGGACGTGGACCCCGAGACGGGGCTCAACAGCACCGAGATGTTTCGGGCAGTGCACGACTTCTACGGGCACGCGGTGCACGGGCACGAGTTTGGCCCCAAGGGCGAAGAGGGCGCCTGGGCGGCGCATTCGGCTATGTACAGCCCGTTGGCGAACATGGCAATGACCCCGGAGACTCGGGGCGCGAACAGCGTGGTGAACTACAGCCCGCTTAACGCCGAGCTCAAGCAAGGCGTGCGCAAGGCCACCGAGGCCGCGCACGAGGCCATGCGGCGAGGGCACCACGAGGAGGCCGAGAAGTTCCTGGCGCACAAGCGCGAGCTGCTGGGCGGGTTCCAGTACGCCCCCAACAAAGGGTCCTTGCTGCCGCCAGAGTTTTTGAGAGGGGACTACAAGGGCGGCGTGCCGGCGTACCTGCGCGAGATCATCAAGCCGGCCCATGGTGTTGAAGCCGAGCTGACGCACTTCAGCCCTGACCCGGCGCTGACCCAGACAGACCCGACGCGGTATGGCACCGGCATCAAGGGCGCGGAGGCTTCACGGTTGGAGAGCCCTGCGGCGCAGCGCGATCGGACGTACTTCTACGCGGGCAGGCCGGAGCGTGGTGAGATGGGCCTGGGCGCCAATCGGTATCGCGCCACGGTACCGAACCTGTACGACGTGGCGGCGGACCCCGAGAAACTGCACCGGCTGGCGATCGAGCACAACGTCAACCCGGTGACCGCCAAGTACAACCCAGGCGTGGCCTACCCGCAAGAAGCCTTCACCGATCTTGAACGACTGGCGCACGAGTACGGGTACAGCGGCGTGCTCAACAAAAACTTGGGCATGCCGACAGCGGCGGTGTTCAAGCCCACAAAAGTGACCCGGTACGCGCAAGGCGGACTGGCGCAACTCAAACGGTAGGACACCACCATGGCTAAAGTACCCAGCACCGAGCAGATGAGCGCCGAGCTGCGCGAGAAGGGCCGGCAGGCGTTCCTGGAGCCCAGCGAGGTCAAGCAGCGCATGTACCACGGCACCGGCCAGGACATCCGCCAGTTCAAGCCCAAGCAGGCCGGTGCGTCGTTCGTGACGCCCGACCCCAAGTTCGCGCACGACTTTGCCGAACTGAGCGAAAGCTGGATGAAGCGCAACGTCGGCACGATCCTGACGGGCGAACAGATTGAGCGCGCAAAAGACTTGACCGCAAAAGAGCTGACCAAACGGATGAAGCAGCGAAAGATTCAGTCCTACGAGCGCGAAATAGCACTGATCGGTTCACCCCAGGCGCACCCCTACACGCAGACGCTTTACGCGGACAAACTGGCTGAGCAACTGCCCAGCGCGCAGAACATCATGCCGGTGCATGTGCAGGCCAAGAAGCCGTTCGACTACGAGAACCCCAAGCACGTCCACGCGGTGCGTACGATGCTGCACAAGCTGGGCCACACCCAGCACATAGACGACTTCGACACGGCCATGCGCGGCGGCAAGGGTGACAACGCGAACTGGCACACGATCGAGTCCAAGCCGGTCCAGCAAGCCATCCGCGCGCTGGGCCACGACTCGTTCTGGGTCAAAGAAGGCGGCGTCAAGAACCTGGGCGTGTACAACCCGGGCGCGATCAAGTCCGCGGTCGGCAACCGTGGCACGTACGACACCGAGGACTACGACGTCAACAAAGCCCAAGGAGGCGCAGTGAAACCCGTCAAGCTCAAAGGGGGCCAGCAGCCTCCGTACCAGGACCCCAAGACCAGCAAGATTGACGAATGGATCTGGCACCCGATGGAGCGCATCCGCCAGGAGCTGTCAGCCCGGCGCGAACTGCCCGAGCACGTCGGACCCTACGCCGACTACATGCGTGAGATGAACGCCAAGGCGCAGTCCGGGGAGCTGACGCCGCGCGATTTTGTCAAGGCGTACACGATCACACAGAGCAGCATTGGGCGCGGCGGGCTGTCGCATGCAACGGCCACCAAGCGCGGCATGAAACTGCCCAACACGGGCGGCGAGGTGCGGCCTGAAGGCGCGTTCGCCGAGTGGCTGGGATCACCCATGGGGCAGAAGTACCTGGAAGCAGCGATGCGCGGCGAGGACCACCCGGAAGCCCTAGCGGACCTGCGCGAAAAGTTCGCACCGTTCGGCAAGCAGAACGCCCAGGTGGAGGCCATGCAGTACGCGACGCAGAACGCCCCGTCGTTCGGCGAGAGGTTGAACAAGGCGATCACCGGCTCAAAGGCAGACTACCGCAAGTTCGCTGGCGGCATCAAGGGCATCGCTAGTGCCAAGTCTGGGTTCATCGGCTCGCTGCTGGGCCGTGGTGACCTGCCCACGCTGGACGCCCGCCAGCTCAACTTGCACTCGCTGTCGCACCCGACCAAGACGCCCGAGGGCATGATGTCGCGCGGTAAAGGCCTGGGCGGCCAGGAGGCGGTGGACCGGCTGATCGCGCGCCAAGAAGCCCTGGGGTACAACATCCCCAACGAGCTCAAGCCCTACGAGCAGCACCTGATCCACCACGACGTGTGGGACCAGCGCGGCGGCACGCAGACCACGCACAAGGACTTGACCAAGGCCATGCTGGGGTACGGCGATGGCGGTAGCGTTGAGAAGATGCGGCGCAAGCTCGCGCGGAGCCAGCCAAAGGGGCATTTGGAGAGCACGCCGCTAAAGCCAAACCCGGCAGTCGGCAGCCGGTACGGCATAACGGAAGCCACGGGTCTTGCGCCCAAGACCCCGGTGGACCTGGAGCAGCACAAAGGCGCGAGCGTCATGATGCTTCCGTGGGACAGCACAAGCCGCAATGTCGAGGTGCGCAGCATTTCGGGGCGCAAGCTGCCAAAACCCGTCGTGACGCACGGAGGGCAGGACTACGCCCGTGACCTTGAGCACATTGCGCAAGGGATAGCCGGCGCATCTAACGAGGCCATAGCAAAGCGTATTGCCACCCGGGAATCCATCGCACGGATGGAGAACGAACAAGCGGGCGGCACTGGCAACGTGCTGCACTTGCCCGTCACCATGGGGGAGTACGCTGAAAACTTCAGCATGATGCCTACAGAAATCTTGCGCCACTTCGTGCAGATGGCGAAACTGCCGCAAAGCGAGATTGATCGCATGAACCAGCAGATTCGTCAACATAAGATCCCCAAAAATGGGAAGTTGATACAACCTTTTACTAAATTTGTGGGGCTTACCGACCCAAAATTCTATCAACAGATTCACACTGGTGAGGGTTTGGACACAACAGCGGGTGAGTTGCGCAAAGCAATTACTAATCGTCTGGGTTACTTGAAAGAAAACCAAAAGGCGTTGGGTTTTAATATTGAAGATATTGTCAGCGCCATCACCGACCCCGCGTTGCGTGGTGTGCCCAAAGGGTACATAGGTAATACCGTCATCGGTAGCGATCCCGACCATATGACGTTAACCCCATCGAAAAACAAGGCGTACGACACCAACTTCTCGGGGCAGTACCTGGGCACACTGGGTTCCAGTTTCCCGGCAGAAGTACTGTTCAAGCAGCACATGGCAAATTTGAGCAAAGACTTTGCAGGGAAAAAAGGGGACATACGCAATATGGCCCTTGGGGCTTTGTCGACACGTAACGAAAACGTGTCGCAAATGCTCAACAATCAAACGCTTGACGAGTACGGCAAGCACCTGTTGGAACGCGATCGCATGTTAAAGCAAGGGAAGTACGCCAAGGGCGGCAAGGTCGCGCCAGTCTCCATGGACGAGATGCTGGCGCATACCACGCTGGGCAAGAAGGCGCCCAATGTCAGGAACATCGGCGCGGACGAGGCGCCGGACATGAAGGTCAAGCAGTACATCCCGCCGGGCCCGGGGGACGGCATCGGCCTGCCCTCTGGTGGCGTTGACTTCCAGCCCGAGATGCCCGGGCAGCAGCTCTCGCAGGCGGTGCCCGCTGGCCCTGGTGGCCCTACCATGCCAGGGATGCCGGGAATGCCCCCAGGAGGCCCTGGGATGCCCCCAGGCGGCCCTGGCCCGGGCATGCCGGGTATGCCACCGCCGCTGCCCAGGAACCAGCCAGGGATGCCCACGGGCAAGCCTGCCGGCCTAGAGCCGCCGAACATCCCGCCGCCCAAGCAGAAGCCTACCGGCAGCAACATCCTGACGATGACGCCGCAGGGTCAGGCGCTGGCGGCACTTGGGCCAATGCGCAAGATGGCCGATGGTGGGGGTGTCAAGAGCAAGGTCGAGGTCAGGCCCACGGTGAAGGACGAGACCCTGCAGCGCAAGATCCCCGAGATGGAAACCGCAGTGAAGGCGCTGCACGCGGGGGTAATCGACCACGCCGAGTACGACCGCATCGTGGCAAAGCACAAGCCGGTCAAGCCCTACGACTTCGTGCCGCAACCGGCCAGCAACGAAGACGCGGCGCGCGCGCTGAAAGATACCCAGAAGCCACACTGGCGCGGCGCAGAACAGTGGCCTGCGGGCCGCAAGGTTGGCCTGCGCTTGGACATCCCGGCCTACGAAAAACACGGGGTCTGGGTCAATTCAATCCACGACGAAGAGGGCACGGAAGACAACAAGTTCAACACGTCCTACGGGCCGGTGTCGTCAGTCAAGAATGCCGTGTTCGACCCCAAGCCATCAAAAGCGGAGAGGGTTGCCACCGGTGAACAGAACAAGTCACCGTTTGCGCGCATCAAAGGCGAATTACACCCTATAAGCGAAAACGACGCCGTCAAGCTCATGCAAGAGCACTTGCACCACCCCGACTGGGCGCAGGTTGGCATGGACCCCCGCCGGCACGGGTTCTTCTACGACCGCAAGACCCTGCAACCGGTGACCCATTCCGAGCACGTTGTGCAGATCGGTCCGCTGGTATTGGCAAAGAAACCAAAGTACGGCAAACGCGAAACTTACTCACATGGTGGCGGAGTTACACTCCCGCCATCGACCGAGCAAATGCGGCAGGCCCTGAGTGCACGACGCTCAAACTCGAAGGCATAGTATGAACAGAGATACCCGCGACGAAGACCTAGACGAGAATGACGACGGGTCGGTGGACGTAGACCTGCCGGACGAAACCGCGGACATACTGGAGATGCCCGACGGCTCGGCGGTTGTCGCCATGGAGACAGTCGGCCCCGAGGAGTCGCGCGACTTCTACGCCAACATGGCCGAGACGATGGAGACCTACGAGCTCGACCGTATCGCCATGCGCTACATCGACTTGCTGGAGAAGGACAAGAATGCGCGTGAGGATCGGGACAAGCAGTACGAGGAGGGAATTCGGCGTACTGGCTTGGGAAAGGACGCACCCGGTGGTGCCAACTTCATGGGCGCCAGCCGCGCGGTTCACCCGATCATGGCCGAGGGCTGCGTGGACTTCGCTTCACGCGCCATCAAGGAGATGTTTCCGCCTGATGGCCCTGTGCGAACCAAGATCATCGGCGAAGTCGATGACCTAAAGCAGCAGCGCGCCGAGCGCAAGCGTGACTTCCTGAACTGGCAGATCACCGAGCAGATCGAGGAGTTCCGGGACGAGCAGGAGCAGATGCTCACCCAGCTCCCGCTGGGCGGCTCGCAGTACATCAAGGTCTGGTACGACGAGCAGCAGAAACGCCCGATGATCGAGTTCCTGCCGATCGACCGGGTCATCCTGCCGTTTGCGGCGTCCAACTTTTACACGGCGCAACGCGCTGCCGAGGTCCACGAGATTACCGAGTGGGAGTACAAGCGGCGCGTCAGCACCGGCATGTACATCGACGGGTTCTCGTTCACGTCGTCCATCGAGCCCGAGCAGACCAAGGCGCAGAAGGCCAACGACAAGATCGAGGGCAAGGCGTTCCAGGACAACGAGGACGGCCTGCGCAAGGTCTTCCACATCTACACCTACCTCGAATTCGACGACGACAAGCACAGCGACGGTGAGATGGCCCCGTACATCATGATGGTGGACGAGCAGTCCAGCAAGGTGATCGGCCTGTACCGTAACTGGGAGGACGGCGACAACACGATGACCAAGCTCGACTGGATCGTCGAGTTCAAGTTCATCCCCTGGCGTGGCGCGTTTGCGATCGGCCTGCCCCACCTGATCGGCGGGCTGTCGGCGGCGCTCACCGGCGCCTTGCGCGCGTTGCTCGACTCGGCGCACATCAACAACGCCGCGACGATGCTCAAGCTCAAGGGCGCCAAGCTCTCGGGCCAGACCCAGCAGGTCGAGGTCACCCAGGTCGCCGAGATCGAAGGCGGGCCGGGCGTTGACGACATCCGCAAGATCGCGATGCCGATGCCGTTCAATCCACCGTCACCGGTGCTGTTCGAGCTCCTGGGCTGGCTCAGTACCGCCGCCAAGGGGGTGGTGACCACCAGTGAAGAGAAGATCGCTGACATCAAGTCCAACGCGCCGGTAGGCACCACCCAGGCGCTGATCGAGCAGGGCGCGGCGGTCTACTCGGCCATCCACGCCCGCCTGCACAAGTCGCAGGAGCGGCTGATCAAGATCCTGTGCCGTCTGAACCGGTGGCACTTCGACGAGATGCGCAAGGGCGACATCGTCGAGGACATGAACATCCAGCGCGACGACTTTAACCGCAACACCGACGTCATCCCTGTCAGCGACCCGCACATCTTCAGCGAGACGCAGCGCATGGCGCAGATGCAGTCGGTGCTGCAGCGGTCGGACAAGAACCCGGACCTGTACAACACGAAGGCGGTGGAGGAGCGGTTCCTCAAGCAGCTCAAGATCCCCAACGTCAGCGAGCTCCTACGCGACGTGCCGGCCCCGGAGCAGCGCACCCTGGCGGACGAGAACGCGGCCATGTCGATCGGCCAGCCGGCGTACGCCTACCTGCAGCAGGACCACATCGCCCACATCCAGGGCCACCTGATGTTCGGCCTGGACCCGTCGTTCGGCTCAAACCCGTTCATTGCGCCGCAATTCACGCACAACGCGATCGAGCACATCAAGCAGCACATGACGCTCTGGTACCTGAACCGCATGAACGGCTACGTGTCGAACCTGCGCGGCGGCAGGCCGGTGTCGAACTACGACAACCCCAAGCTGACCGCGATCATCGACCAGCTCTACGCGAGCGTTGGACAGCACGTCGCGCTCGACAGCGAGCAGGTGTTCTCGCAGATCCTGCCGCAGATCCAGCAGCTCCAGCAGATCGCCCAACAGTACGCGCCCGCGGCGGTCCTGCCGCCCGACGCCCAGGTGGTCAAGGACACCTCGATGGCCGAGACCAAGCGCAAGGAGGCCAAGGACCAGCAGGACATGCAGCTTGCCCAGGCCAAGCTGCAGTTGGACATGCAGCGCGAGCAAGCCGACACGCAGAACAAGGGCCAGCTTGAGCAGGCCAAGGCCCAGGCCGACGTCCAGCGTGTCCAGGCCCAGATGCAGATCGACATGCAACGCGAGCAGGCCAAGGCCCAGGCCGATATGCAACGCGAGATGGCGCAGATCCAGGCCGATATGCAGCGCGAGCAGTTGCGCAGCGATACCCAGATCAAGATTGCCGAGATGAATCGCGAGGCGCAAATAGCAATTGAGAACGCTAAGATACTGCACCAAACCGTAGTAGCAACCCAACCCCAAGGAGTACCTGATGGCAACGTCTAATCAAGAGCAGCAGAGCATTCTTGTGCCCCAGCACAAGCGTTTGGCGCAGGGCGCCAAGATTGACGGCACAAGCATGCCGGCAAAGGGCAGCAACACGCCCGCCAAACCCACCGGTGGCCTGAGCCACTTGAAGAAACAGAAGTGATTGGCGCGTTGATCCACGTGATCAAGGAGCGGCAGGCGGCCCTTCGCCTGTCGCTTGCGCAGGGCCGTGCTCCTAATTTTGAGACCTACCAGCGCCTTGTCGGTGAATACCAGGGCCTGCAGTGGACGTTGGATGCGATTGACGCGAAACTCGCGGAGCAAGACGAATAAGGCCATCTGGCCCCAAGTGCGCTGAAATATGCGCTGTCAAAACGCACTGAAATATGTGCTTTGTGTGGAGTTTGTGTGGAAAACGTACCAAAAATTCACCTTATCGAGGGTATTTCGAGGCCATCTGACGAGTCCGAGCTTGCTTGGTCTTTCCCAGACGTCGATCCGGGCCTTGCCCCGCTCGGCGGGCGCATTCTGGTGCAGCTTAGGCGCACCAAGAAGCAAAAAGGTCGCATTATTCTGGTCGAAGAGACCCGCGAGACCGAGAAATGGAACGGTCAGATCGCCAAAGTGGTCGCCATCGGCCCGTTGGCGTTCAAAAACCGCGACACCATGGCCCCCTGGCCTGAAGGTAGCTGGACATCGGTCGGTGACTACATCCGCGTGCCCAAATGGGGCGGGGATCGGTGGGAACGCCCCGCGCCAGACGACGATCGTCACGAGGACCCGGTGCTGTTCATGGTGCTGAACGACCATGAGATCATCAGCAAGGTCACCTGCGACCCGTTGAGCTTCAAAGCCTTTGTTTGAGGGGTAAATCATGGCTGAAAAAGACAAAACTGAAGAGGTGATGCACATCGAGGAGGACAAGGACGGTACCGCGACCGTTGAGATCCCTGATGGTGTTGAATTTGCGCAAGGCGGTGAGGTTGATGAGCCCCGCCAAGCCGATGATGGTGACGTCGACCACCCGGACGACAGCGAGGCCGTCAGGGCCGCGCGCAGGGCACGCCGGCGCTCCAAGAAGGACCTGATCCGCAAGACGAACGAGGAGAAGGACGTCCGCCTCGGGATGTTGCAGCGGCAGAACGAAGAGCTGATGAACCGGCTCTCGAATGTTGAGCGCAGGACCCAGCAGCACGACCTGGGCCGCCTTGACAAGGCGATCGAGGACCAGGGCGTGCGGCTTGAGTACGCAAAGATGAAGTTGTCGGAGGCCACGGCCAACGGCAACGGAGACGACGCGGTGCAGGCGCAGGAGCTGCTCTACGAGGCCCGCAAACAGCTCGACGAGCTCACCGCGGTGAAGCGGCAGGCCAACCAGCCCCAAGCCCCCCAGCAGCGCCCTATCGACCCCGGTGTACAGCGCCACGCGGCCAAGTGGATTGACCGCAACGAGTGGTACAAGCCCGACCTATCGGATACCGACAGCAAGGTCGCAAAACAGGTCGACGAGGCTTTGGTGGCCGATGGTTGGAATCCCGGGACAGCCGAATATTGGGACGAGTTGGACAGCCGCTTGCAAAAGTATCTCCCACACCGTTACAATCGGGCCGACAGGGGTGAGAACAGGTCACCCCGGAATGTCGTGGGAAGTTCAGGACGCGAGGCATCAGCCGCTTTTGGGGGCACGAACCGCACCTTCACGCTATCCGCCGAACAGGTGCGAGCGATGAAGGACGCGGGGATGTGGGAAGACCCTATAAAGCGCCAGAAGATGGTCAAGCGTTATGCAGCCGAATCACGAAACAACCGGGGATATTGAAATGGAATCACGTCTTAAAAAATCTCTGAATGCTGGTGGGCGCGAAACTCGTGCGAACGAGGACGCAAGCCGCGCAGCACCAGAAGAGAAGTTTGCTTCTACGCAGGAACGTCGCAAGATGTGGAGCGAGGAGTGGACGCAATCAGCACTGCCCAGACTGCCAGAACTGTCAGGTTGGCACCTTTGCTGGCTTTCAACCACCAACAGCTACGACTCCATCGACAAGAGAATCCGCCTCGGGTACGTTCCAGTTAAGTCTGAAGAGTTTCCCGGGTACGAAGACTATCGCGTCAAGGCAGGCGAGCACGTTGGGTACATCTCATGCAACGAGATGCTGCTGTTTAAGTTGCCGATGGATGTTTTCCAAGAAGTGATGACGGTCATGCACCATGAGCGTCCTCAAGAGGAAGCGGACAAAATCCGACTCCAGATGGAGAACCTGCAGAACGCACGCGACAGCAACGGTCGAGCTCTGATGTCGCCGGTTGAGGGTGACGGAAACAACCCTGACAGGCAATCAAATCGCACGCCGGTGTTTGCCGGCTAACAAGGAGTACGAATATGTCAGCGACATCAGCTCCGTTTGGCTTCCGCCCAGCTTTCCACCCAACAGGGCTGGACCGAGCTACGGCGCTGGCAAACGGTATCGCCAGTGGCTACGCCACGGGCATCCTCAAAGGCCAACCAGTTGCTTTTGACACCAACGGCAACATCATCATTGCCACGGCAGGCTCCGCCTTCATTGGCGTGTTTGCCGGTGTCGAGTACACCGACTCGTCGGGCCGTCGTCAGATCAACAACCAGTGGCCCGCGAACACCGCGTTCCAGGCCGGCTCTTGCATCGCCTACTTCTACCAGGATCAGCAGATCGTGTATGAGGTGCAGTCCAACGCCACCCTGGCGCAGACCTCGATCGGCGACCAAGCCAACATGGCAAGCGCCACAGCCGGTAGCACGACCACCGGCCTGTCGCAGGCAATGCTAGGCACTGTTGTTGGTTCGGGTTCGCAAGGTGACTTCCGCATCATCGACATCGCCCCCTACGTAGACAATGCGTGGGGAGATCCTTATGTGATTGTGCGCGTGCAGATCAGCCGCCATCAGTACACAGCTAACATCGTCGCCATCTAAGGAGTCCAGACATGGCCGCACCAATGCGCAGTACGGACTTTCGGAGCATCGTTGAGCCTATCCTCAACGAGTGCTTCGATGGAGTCTATGACCAACGAGCTGACGAGTGGAGCCGCGTGTTCCGCGAAGAAGACGGCATCCCCCGCAACTACCACGAAGAGCCGGTTCTGTACGGTTTTGGCGCGGCACCGCAACTGCCTGATGGCACGCCGGTGACCTACCAGCAGGGCGGCGTGCTGTTCCTGCAGCGTTACCTGTACAAGGTCTACGGTCTGGCGTTCGCGCTAACCAAGGTCCTGGTGGAAGATGGCGACCACATCCGTCTGGGTCAGGTGTACGCACGTCACCTCGCACAGTCGCTCGTGGAGACCAAGGAGCTGCTGTCCGCCAACGTCCTGAACTACGCCTTCAACAGCGCGTACCCGGGCGGTGACGGTGTTGCCCTGATCAGCACCGCGCACCCGATCGTGAACGGCACTTTCAGCAACCAGCTTGCCACCGCCGCCGTGCTGTCGCAGACCTCGCTTGAGCAGATGCTCATCCAGGTCCGCTCTGCCGTCGACAACAACGGCAAGAAGATCCGTCTGGTCCCGCGCCAGCTCGTCGTTTCCCCGGGCAACATCTTCCAGGCAGAGGTTCTGCTCAAGTCGGTCCTGCGTACCGGCAACGCCAACAACGACATCAACCCGGTCAAGTCGATCGGGTTGCTGGACGAAGGCGCCGCCGTTCTCAGCCGCTTGACCAGTGCCACCGCTTGGTGGGTGCAGACCGACGCGCCTGAAGGCTTCAAGATGCTGATGCGCCGTCGCCTGGAGAAGACGATGGAAGGCGATTTCGAGACCGACTCGATGCGCTACAAGGCAACCGAGCGTTACGCTGTCGGCTTCACCGACCCGCGCGCCGCTTTCGGTACGCCCGGCATCTAAGGTGCCACCAGGGGCGGGGATCTGATCCCCGCCCTACCCAATCATTGCTCTGAACAAACTTTTCAAGAAGGAGTTCACCATGCCCCAATTTTCCGATGACCTGTTCCTGGGCCCTGCCCAGACGTACATGGGCACAGGGATCCGCCCATACACCGCCACCGCCACTGGTGGCACCGGCAGCGTGTCCTCGACCACCCTCACGATCACCGCGCTGAACCAAGGTTCGCCGATTGTTCTGGGCATGTTCGTTGATGGATCTAGCGTCACTGACGGCACGTACATCACCGCCTTTGGGACCGGTGCTGGTGGCACCGGCACGTACACGTTGAACCAAGCGATCAACATCGCCAACACCACCGCGCTGACCCTGCACGGCAACATCACGTTCGACAACCCGTCGCCGATGGACCTGGGCATCGGACCCTTGGGGCGCATTTATGTGTGGGACATCATCCCGCAAGCCGCTGTCACTAACAACATCGCGGCTTCGCAGACGGCGGCTGCCGCCGGTGCTGTAACGCTGACGGCGGGCACTTCCGCAAAGTCGGTCGTGCGCTCTGATGGCACGACGGTAGTGCAGCTTGACCTGCCCCGCGCAGTGAAAGTGAACTGCTCAACCACGGCGCGTGCGTTCACGGTGAGCGGCTACGACTACTACGGCCAGCCCATGACGGAGGTCATCACGGTGGCCACTGCGGGCACCGCAGTGACTGGTAAGAAGGCGTTCTATCAGGTCTCAGGCGCCACGATTGCCGGTTCTGCTACCGCAGTCTTGATCGGCACTAGCGACGTGATGGGCTTCCCGGTCCGCGTGACCAACGTCGCGTACCTTGCGAGCGTGAAGAGCAACAACACGTTGGCGCAAGACACTGGCACCTTTGTGGCTGCCGACACGGCCACGGCGACCACCAGCACC